TCTAAAATAGAAGTAAATACAGTTGACGTACAATGTGGATCTACATTAACTTTAGGTTCATCAGGTAAAACAGTTACCTTGGCTCCTGGTGCAGCTCAATCAGGTTTTGGTAGAACAGGAACAGTTGATTGGTGTACTACTGCAAAGACAAGTCCTTTAACAGTAGCTTCAGGCAATGGGTATTTTATAAACACCACAAGTGGATCTTTAACTGTTACACTTCCATCAAGTCCTTCAGCAGGAGACATTGTGGCATTTAAAGATTATGCAAATACTTGGGATACAAATGCTGTGACAGTTGGTAGAGGTGGATCAAAAATTAATGGAGAAGAACTCTGTGCTACATTAAACACAGAATCACAATCAGTAACACTTATTTATGTGGATGGTACAAAAGGCTGGCAAGATATTCACGACTCAACATCAAATGTAACTGGTTCATCTTTTATATGTGCGTCTGGTGGAACTATAACGACAGATGGTAATTTTAAAGTTCATACTTTTACAAGTTCAAGCAATTTTGTAGTATCTAGCCTTTCTGCCTGTGCAGCTAACAATACAGTTGCATATATGGTAATTGGAGCTGGAGGTGGAGGTTCTTCAGGTTCAGGTTCAAATGGTGGTGGAGCTGGTGGAGCTGGAGGATTTAGAGAAGGAACAACTGCACCAGTAGTTCCCTACACAGCATCCCCTTTAGTGGCTCCAGCTGGAATAACAGTGACTGCTGCAACTTTTCCAATAACAGTAGGGGCTGGTGGTGCTGCTGCAACTGGTCCAGGTGGAAGAAGTGCAAGTGGTGCTACATCAACTTTTTCAACAATAACAAGCGCTGGAGGTGGAGCAGGAGGAGCAGGCACAGGTACACCGGGTCCAGGTTGTGGAGCAAATGGAGGTTCAGGTGGTGGTAAAAGAGGAAGTGACGGTCCAGGAACTGGAGCAGTTGCAGGAACAGGTAATACACCTCCTGTAAGTCCCCCTCAAGGACAACCAGGCGGAGGTGGTACATCAACTCCAGGTGTTTCAGGTGATAAAGAAGGTTTTGGTGGTGGAGGTGCTACAGAAGCAGGACAAACAGGTGAAGCAGCAGAAGGTGAATCAGGTAGAGGTGGTGCAGGTGCAACGTCAAGCATTAATGGAACTCCAACACAAAGAGCAGGAGGAGGTGCTGGTGGTGCTGGTAATAATGGTTCATCAGGCACAGCAACAGGTGGCGGTGGAACAGGTTCATTCGGAACAAATGTAAATAATGGTAATGCAGGTACAGCTAACACAGGTGGTGGCGGTGGAGGTGGTGCTAATGGACTTCCTTCAAGTGGTAATTCAGGAGGTTCAGGAGTAGTAATAATAAGATATAAATTTCAATAGATAAATTATGACAAGTACAATTAAAGTAAATAAAATAGAAAAAGAAAGTGGATCAACACTTACATTAGGTGGACCAGGTACAGCTGTAACTTTAGCCTGCGGTGCAACTCAAACAGGTTTTGGTAGAGCTGGTTCAGTCAATTGGTGTTCGACTATTTATACTAACAGTCCAGGAACAGTAACAGCAACTAGTGGTAAAGGATTTTTTTTAAACACAACTTCAGGAGCAATAACAATTAATTTACCTTCATCTCCTACTGTTGGAGATATTGTTGCAATAAAAGATTACGCAAATACATTTGATTCAAATGGAGTAACAGTTGGTAGAGGTGGGTCTAAAATTGGTGGTTTATGTTTAGACGCTACTTTAGGAACAGAGGGAGAATCAGTAACTTTAATTTACGCTGATTCAACACGAGGTTGGTTAAATGTTAACACAGATTCAACAATTCAAGGATCTACTCACGTTGTTGCTACGGGTGGAACAATAACAGAATCAGGAGATTACAAAATTCACACATTTACTTCTTCGGGATGTTTTCAAGTAACTGCTGCAGGAACTCCATCAGGCTCAAATAAAATTTCATATTTAGTAGTAGCAGGTGGTGGTGGCGGTTCTAACGATGGCGGTGGAGGCGGTGGCGCTGGCGGATTTAGAGAAGGTAAATGTTCAAGTGATCCATATACAGATAGTCCTTTAGATGCAGGTGCAGGTTTATGTGCTGCAGTAGGAACTTTT